TAGGGGTAAGGCCAGTTGATCCAGCGGAGAAGCTTGTAACAGCACCGCCACCACTACCAATTGCCCAAGAAGGATTAGCGCCAGCGCCATTGGTTTGGAGAACGTAGCCCGAGACACCCGGCGACAGGGCTTGCCACGTCGACGCACCGCGATACAAAATGTCGCCTTGCGTGGTGGATATTCCATCCAACATGCTTGTAATGTTGCTTGACGCCAAGAGCGTCACCGCGCCACTACTATTTTCAAAGTACAGCTTACCGTCAGCGGTGTTGATGGCCAACTCGCCAGCAACAAGGTTTGCCGCCAAAGGCACAGCGGCGGCAGTGGCTGAGGAGTAGATTTTTATTGGTGTAAAGCCTGACTGTGCCATGTTTTTCCTTTACGTTGGGCCGTATTTGCCTTCGTAATCGGGGGACTGATCATCGACTTGGGTCAATGTGCTATCAGGTCGCGGAAAACGAAGATTGATGCGTTCGGTTTGTCGGGCGGCTTGTCGGTAGGGATCCATGTTGTCTTTACAGCCTTGGTCAACGGTTCCACAGACGCGAAGACCGGGGAAGTTCGGGTCGCTCTCCAACTCTGCCAAGGCACGCTTCATCCTGCACCTGTCGCAAATAGCGATTGCTATCGTTGTGAGCCCTTCGGTGTTTAGGAATACTGGCATGCTTACCTTGTGTAGACAGAAATGTTGGGAGCCCAATAGATGGGTGAATTATCCCTCTCTTCTTGCTCAGCTTCAAGCTGATAACGCGCCGCTTGGGTCTCAAGGTACTGGGTACGTACCATGTCGACGTTCGGCAACTCCATGGACATGCGGTGCGACAAATTCATCAGGACTGCCTCATACCACCGTTGGGGCACTTCTATTTCGCCATAAAGTTGGCCAACGTCCATAACTTGACGCGAGTACCAAACAGTGGCTTGGACAAAGCTTGAGCTTGGAACAGGCCATACGTTCATCTGCGGTACAGGGATTGTTCGGTTAAACCAAAATTGAAATGGCTGGTTGGCTGTAAATTGTTTGTTTGGCAGGTTGGTGTAGTCGTCGCGGTTAAGGCGGGACATTTGGATCTCACGCCCATCGGTGCCAAAGTAAAGCTCTCGCAAGGCCAAGATGGTGGTGCTTGTGGCACTCATGCGGTAGTAAGCAACGGTGGCTCCCGGGTCTATGTCCTGCCACACCCACTGTTTATCAGTCACCTCAACCGAGGTTCCCGTGTACAGCGTCGTCCACGTTATCCCATCCAATGAGCTTTCAAACACGTAATTCCACGTTTGTGACCCCCCACCCGACACGTATGGCATGAAGCCAATTGAGCCAATGTAGTAGGGATCGCTGACGCCGTAATCAATGGCAATGTTGCCAGCCGCTGTTGTTTGCAAACAGTAAGTTTCTATGTCCTCATCAAAGGCGTTTGCGGCGACGCCACCAGCCGAGGAGCTATAGGTGCCAGTTGGCCTTGTCATAGTCCTGTACAGCACGTTCAGGGCGTCCACAGCGCCAAGCGGCAGGCTGTAGATGTACTCGTTTGCCTTGAGCCCAAGAACCACCTTGTTGATGCACCAATACTGGATGCCTCGGTTTATCAGGTGGCTTAAGAAAAAGTACAGCGACTCGCGGGCAGACTGAACCTGCTCAACAGTCAACTCCTCAGCCAATTTGCCGCACCGACGCGCCCCATGGTCAATCAGGGTTTGTACGTCAATTACGGTAGTTCCAACGGTTCCTGAGTAAGCCATCTTGATCCCTTTACCAGCCGGGGCAATTCCAGCGCTTTAACGACGCCTTGGCCCGTGGCGCATCACCCTTTGCGTGTTCCACAACGCCTGACATTCGTGCGCAAAAAGAATCTTTTCTTGGGCCGCCCTTGGGTTGCGGAGCCTTTAGGTTTGATCCATTTTCACGGTTGTATTTTGCCCTACCTTTTGCTGTTAATCCAGCGCCTTTTTCAGTAGGTAGCTTTTCGCCGCGACCAACAGCAAGACTTGTCCCGCCTTCTTTGAACTTTTTCCCCTCATCAGCCTTGGCAAAGTCTTTGCCTACTTTTTGAGGAATGCCAACTTTTTTGGCAAAAGAAGAGTTGTGGGCAACCGCCTGCATCAATTTGTGCTGGGAAGATGATTTGCTTGGCATGGTTACCAACAAGATTTTTTGGTTGAGCCGCCATCTTTCATTTTGGCTGTCTTAGCTGACTCACGAAAGTCTTTACGCGTTGGAGCACCTGCACTACCAACTTTGCGCATTTTCTCGCCTGATCCCTCAGCGATTCTTTCACGTTTTGCATTAATGTTTGCATAAAGTCCCCTTTTGGCTGTCATATCCAATCTCCTTGAAAAACTACGGCATCTGTTCCCACTGGGTAACATTTAAACCAAGTGTTTGCTCCGACGTTTGCGGTAGTTGCCGAAGTTATCAAATTAATACTTGGGATAATTGTTCCGCCAGTGGTAATCCTAAAAATACCTTTGATGAGCGCAGATGTTACAGTTCCAGTACTGGCAATAACAACACTTACACTTGAAGATGGATTGTTGTTAAAAGATCCACCTATAGATTGCCCCGTTGTTTGCGCTGTTGAATCAATTCCAAAAACGTGCCACGCTAAAGTTCCCAATACAGCGGTTCCTGTTCCTGTAAGACTCCAGCCAAAATTTCCTGACGTTGCGCTTGTATTCTGCACAAGAATTGAAGTTTCAAAAAAGTAAGTTGTATTTGCGCGAACATATAGCGAACCAGTTACCAGTCCACCTGTGCCACCACCTAAATATGATTGCAACCCCGTACCAGTAGCCAGTGTTTTTGAGCCAGTGCGGCATGCAAAATGCTCGGTAATTAACGTTCCGCGACTTGCGGATACGCCGTTGGATACAACCCCATTATAATTAATGCCAGTATATTCAACAGAGCCAGCCACAGGACTTGACATAACTGGCCCTGCGTTAAATTTTATAGGTTGAACAAACGCAGTTCCTGCATTCAAAGTTAATCTGTTAGCAGTTAAGCCACCAAAATTACCGTCATTTGGTGTTGTAAAGCCAATAGCGGGAGGGCTGCTCAAATTTAAAGTGCCGCCAAGCGTCAAGTCTCCACTTGATGTAACTGTTCCAGTTAAAGTCAACCCATTAACTGTTCCTGTCCCGCCTACGCTGGTTACAGTACCCACGCCAGCGGTTACCCAAGATGTGTCGGTTCCATTGGTGCTTAAAACTTTTCCACTGTTGCTTGCTTGTGATGGCAGAAAAGCGTTCAAGGCGGCATTTGCAGTTGTTTGACCAGTGCCGCCGTTGGATATAGCGACAGTACCTGTTACGTTTGAGGCTGTGCCCGTTGTGTTTTGATTTAGGGTAGGAACATCAGCCACCTGAATAGTGGACATGACCACATTTGTTCCATCGCCACGCAAATATGATCCGCTGGTTGTTGCGCCAGCAAGTGCGTTAATGGCGGTTTGCTGTGTTGACGCTCCAGTGCCGCCGCTTGTAATAGAAACAATACCAGTAACGTTGGCGGCATTGCCAGTAATATTGCCACTTACAGCACTGCCAGCAATAGCAATAGTAGTGTTTGTGACCAAGGTAACCTGTCCTTGGGCGTTGGTGGTGAAGACTGGTACTGACGATGCTGAGCCATATGTGCCAGCCGTACCCGTGTTGGCAATATTAAATGTGTAGCTCGGTGACTCGCTTAACCCTGTGCCAGCCGAATATGTAATTGGTGCTGAGAACTGTTGAAAAAGAATAGTTGTTGTTCCAACTGTTATAGGTGGCGCGGTCTGTTGCACCCAAGCGGTGTTTAGGTTGGCAACTCCGCTGGTGACCAAAAAAAAGTCGCCTTCGTCAATTTGGTCAACGCCTGTTCCAACAGTGTCAAAGTCAGTTGCGCGGGTCAGTATGTATGGTGTTCCAGCAGAGCCAACTTGAGTAACAACGTAAACACCGTTGTTTGCTCCAGCCGCTTCATTTTTTACCAGTATGCGTTCTGCAACAATAGTAAGTGTTGAGTCCACAGACAAAGCGCCGTTAGCGTTTCCTGTAAGCGTTGCCCCCACACCTGATGCGCCGTTGTTGTATGTGTTTGCTGGTAGAGTTGTTGTAGTTGCTAAAGCTACAGCTTCATGGAAGTGAATGCCTGATGCAATAGCGTCAGCGTAAGCTTTGTTGACAATATCGGTGCCTGATGCTGGTGCTGTTGTAATCGTTCCTGATGTCAGGGCAACAGACGTTATGTCTGTATTTGCTCCGCTTGCGGCAAACCCAGTAATTGCGCCACCAAGGGTTAAATTGCCTGATCCAGTAACAGTCCCACTCAATGTAAGGCCGCTAACAGTGCCAGTGCCTGATACGCTGGTTACTGTGCCGCCCAATGATGGGCTTGTATTGGTTACTGTGAAATTAGGGTAGGTGCCAGTTACAGAGATGCCTGCTCCATTTGCAAGCGCTACAGTTTGATCGGGCGCAGAATTGGTGACAGTAAAGTTAGGGTAAGTGCCGCTCGTGTTAATGCCTGTACCAGCAGTCAAAACAACAGTTTGATCAGGCGCTGTATTCGTAATATTTAATGTGCCTGACGTGGTAATTGGGCTTCCAGTAATGCTAATTCCTGTGCCCGCTGTAGCCGCCACACTTGTAACAGTACCATTTGTTGAATCGTTAGATGTAATTGTGAAATTAGGATATGTGCCAGTTACAGTTGTTGTGCCAGCACCAGTTAAGCTAACAGTTTGATCAGGTGCAGAGTTAGTGATTACGCCTGTTGAGTTGTCATAGCTAATGCCTGTACCAGCACTTACTGATGCTCTAGCTCTAGCAGTCGTAAAGTATTCG